AAGTGGTACACCGTCAGTTGTACGGTGGATGGTAGAGAATCTGCAAATTATTCACCTCCTGTAAGTAAAACGGCAGTCGCGGTGGCATTAGTTTCTTTGTCGGTAAGTCCATCTACAGTTGTGGGGAAAATCCATCTACGGGAACGATAACATTAAATGTATCAGCCCCTAGTGGGGGTATAATTGTATCTTTGTCTAGTAACAGTTCAGTGGCTATCGTTCCATCGAGTGTAACGGTGCCTGCGGGCAGTACTATTGCAGCGTTCCAAATTACGACTATTGTTGTATCGAATTCTACAGTGGTATCTATTTCTGCGGTATATGGTGGGGTAACTAAGACTGCAAGTCTAACGGTGAGTGCTCCAAACAAGATTCCGTTTCCGCCATCAGATATATGGATACAATAGGAGGTTAAGTATATGCTTTGGATATGTTCTATATGTTCATGGTGGAAAAGATTTAAATGTCGAACAATATGTGAAGCAATGAGAGATATTATCCATCGGGTTGCTAAATTGTAAATGGAGGTATTATGAAAGAATTTTGGGAAGAGTGGAAGATAGTAATTACTGCTATAAGTGCTGTAGTTTTCATATTTGGGTTATCATCTGCCTTTGTTATGAAGGCGCAGTCTATTGCTACTAGTGAGCAAGTTGAAGCCGCTAGAAAAGACGCAGTAGAAGTACATAAGAAGGATTTCGCGGAATTATCTGAGGCGTTTAGGCAACAGCAGGTACGTACAAGTAAAGAATCCCTTCTTCAACAGAGACGTGAAGTAGAAAAGTCAATATGGGAAGTGGAGGATAGAATTCGACAAGAAGGAACCACCGAATATTTGCGGAGACGGTTGAGAGAATTAAATCAACAAAAAGGGGAAATCGATCAAGGTTGGAAAGAAATAAAATGAACGGAGGGCGGAATGTTTCAAGAAATGTTAGCTGAGTCGATAGCCAAGGCTGTTTTTTGGTTGTTGATAATTTTTGGAATAGGGATTACATTGCGATTTTTAATAAGAGATGTTGTAGATTTTATATTGGAGGATGATGGTAAAAAATCACCAAATGATGAGGGTTAAAATGGAAAACCCAAAAAGTTTTACCATTGTCATTTCAGGAGATGAATCGGGAGCAATCACTGTTCACGATTCTAAAACTGATCAAGTCAGCAAATGGGATGGAATAATGCTTATTTTTGGAGATGTGGAGAAGAGTGCTTCTGCCCACTTTTCTTGGGGAAGTTACCAATCCATTATCTACGGAATGTATGGTTCTATCATGGATGCCAGAACAGACAAATCCAAAATTGGAGAGCATAATAGAACTATTTTAGGAATGGTTTCTAGGATGATTATAGACCTTTACGATTTCTTTCATAAAGCAAGATGTTTTGGTTTAGAATCAGTATTGGTTGAATGGGAAGAAGAAAGTGAGGTAGTAACGGTAAAGGATGACAAAGCATTTCATTAAAGATAAATAAAAATAGTCGAGAATAATTTTGATACGGGTTATAGTTAAATCCAACTGCCTCAAAGTATAGGAGACAGGAATGGCCAATCGTTTAGAGCAACTAAGGAGGAATTCAATAGGTAAGAATGCCATAGATGCTGTATTTTTAAGAAATAGACAATCGTTAGGGGTAAATGAAGAAGATGTAATGCGGGAGTCCTACAAAAAGTCAGATTTGGTATACGTTTGCATTTCTACTACTGCTAAGGCCATTTCGCAAATTCCATTAATGGTGGTCAGAACTACCGGAGTAGGGGGACAATATCGACCTCTTCCCGATTCCGACCCATGGGTTAGATTATTTGAACGTCCCAATTATATTACAGATAGGTATTCGTTTGTCGAATCAATAATTACTCATTTACTTTTGGATGGAGAGGTATTTGTAGTACCAATCCCTCCTGGACTATCCCCACCCAGTTCTCTTTGGATTGTTAGAAATAAGTTTATTAGACCGGCAAAAGATTCCAAAACGGGTCTTTTGATGGGGTGGCTTTATAATCAGTCTGGGCATGGTGCGGAGTCGGGCAGCATGCCGGGACCGGGCACCATTCCGTTAAATATTGATGAAGTTGCTCGTATTTTCCTAATCAATCCTTATGATCCCTTGAAGGGAATGTCACCCATAGAAGCTGGGAGAATGAGTATAGTGGTAGACTATAAAGCAGCATTTTATACCTCCGTATTCTTTGATGAAGGGGCTTCTCCTGGAGGAGTCATTGCTACTGAACAGAAGTTAGGAGATAAGCAATTCAATCGTACTAGAGAACAATTTGAATCTCGGCACCAAGGATTTAGGAGAGCGCATAGAGTAGCAGTTTTAGAGCAAGGACTTAAATATACCCAAACGGGATTGACTCAAAAAGATATGGAATTTAAGGAATTACGAAAACTTACTGCTGAAAGAATTTTTCAAATTTTTGGAATGAAAAAGGCAATTGTCAGCGTAGTGGAAGACGTCAATTATGCAACTGCAAGAGAAGAAAGAAGAGAATGGTGGGAGGGCACTAATCTTCCCTTAATGTCTATGATCACTTCGGCATTGAATTTTATTTTGTTTAAAAATACTTCTAATGTTAAATTGATTTTTGATATTACTGCAATAGCTGCTCTTAAAGATGCATTAAAGGAGAAGGTAGAAACTGGGTACAAACTATGGCAAATGGGATTTACAGCTAATGAGATTAATGATAGACTAGATTTTGGATTCAATAGTAAGCCTTGGCGTAGTTTGGGATTCGTAGCAACTAATATACAACCTATAGAACGTGCGCTCACGCCCCCCCAACCCGCCCCCGCACCCCCTGCCCTTAACCCTGCCCCATCGCCCTCTCCTTCTGAGGAGATTCCGGGTGAAGAACCTCCAAAGGCATTGACGGAGGGCGATGGGGGTAAGGCCCCGAATAAAGACGAAGTAAGAAATGAAAGAATTTGGGAAAGTTTTAATCAAAAGTTATCGGGCTTAGAGGATAAATTTGAAAAGAAAGTTACCAGAGTGTTTACAGATATGAGAAAGCGTTCTTTGGATAATTTATACAAGAGCATCAAAGCTCCTAAAGATGTAGATGATGAATTTTTCTTCGACGATTCTAAGAATATTTCCAAATTCACCGATCCTATTTATCAAGATGCTTTGGTTATAGGATTTGGTACGGTATTTGACGAAACAGGGGAGGATATTATTTGGAGTGTTTCTGATGCAGAAGCTCAGGCTTTTCTTATGATGAAAAATATTAAGATAAAAGGGATTGTTCAAACTATTAAGGACCAAATTAGAAGGGAACTGATGGAGGCTTACGAAAAAGGGGAGACTATTGATCAAATAGCCGATAGAATACGAAGCGTGTTCAACATATCTAAAAATAGAGCCAAAGTCATAGCCCGTACAGAGATTATAGGTGCCGCTAATGAGGGCAGACATTTGGCTATTAGTAGATCAGGATTTGGAGAGAGACGTTGGTTTACCGCTATGGATGAAAGGGTACGTCCCCAACATAAATTAATGCATGGTAAGATAGCCAAAGTAGGGATTCCTTGGGTCATGCCTGACGGTACATCCTTACGTTTTCCAGGAGACTCAAACGGACCTGCCCACCAAGTCATTCAATGTAGATGTATTGAAACTATAGTTCCAGAATCTCATCATTTATTACAAACATGAGATAGGAGGCAGGTATGGCTACTAAATTACTGGCGCAAGACGGCTCCCCGGTAAAGTACCAAGGAAAAGAAGTTTTCAGATTCGATTATGCCGGGGTAATAAAAGCAGTAGATGTTGAGCGTAGACAACTTACCATGATAGGTACAGATGAGACCAAAGACAGAGATGGAGACATCATTCGCATGTCTGGATGGAATTTGGATAACTATAAGAAAAACCCTGTTTTTCTATGGGCTCATAATTATGGGTCTGTTCCTTTAGCCAGAGCAGAAAAAGTTATTAAAAGGCAAAATCCTGCCAGAATGGAATTTCAATTAGTTTTTCCCACCAAAAGTATTTACCCATTTGCAGATATGATCTTAGAACTTTACGGGGAAAAAATTATCAATACTTCTTCTGTAGGGTTTATTCCAGCTAAGTGGGAACCCCATCCAGTGGATGATAATAACAAGGAGGACAACCGCAATCCATATGGTAGGATTTACACTAGTCAGGAATTGCTAGAGCTTTCTGGTTGCGCCGTTCCGTCCAATCCCAACGCCTTACAAAACGCTTTAAAAGGTAGAAGTTTTGGATTTAAACCTGATGATTTGGTGAAGTATCTTGCTGGAGCAACTTTGATTCCCCGTCCAGAGAATGAAGATGATGTATTGGAAGAAATTGACAAGGCCGAAATAGAGATAGTAGATGAGACTACTATTCAGATTCAAGTTCCTGATAATTTAGCCCCTTCGGAAGAAGATTTGATCAAAGGGGAAGAAGGTTTAATCAAAATCCCCGATTTGGAAAAAGGCACGATAGATTTTATAAAAGAAGAAGAATTGGTCTTTGAAGATACAGAGTTTTTAGGAGATGAAGAAGGACAAAAACCTTATCCCAATGAGCATGCTTGCCGCATCCTGGAACCCAACTTTGATGGATATGCTCGTAAGAATTGCTTCCGAAAGGTAAACGATAAATGCGTAGACTATATCTTTGGAATCAGGGATAATAAATCTCATCTACAGGCCCTTCGGTTTAAGAAGGATATTTGGACTGAGGAGGCAGCAAAAGGGGTTTGTAGTAGAGTGGGAGGAAAATTTGAAGCTGCTAAGTCAGAAGCAATCGAATATATTAGTCCAGTACTTGAGTCTACAGAAAACGATGATTTGAGTAAAGATATGGACATGATGCAAATGATGACTAAACTTCATGGCAAAATGGATACTATGCATAAAGATATGAAAAAGATGATGGAAATGATGCAATCCTTGTCGGATGATTCAAAGGGCATTCAGGCCTCCTTGACGAAAGTCACTGAGGAAGGTCAGAGAAAGCCCGATATAGGGGAAGATTCAGCTTCGGTTATTCTGAGGAATGCCTACCGTCAGAGTAAGACCAAGCCTGAACCTACCCCGAAACCCTCTGATGGTACCAAGGTCGGAGGGAGCTATTCACCGGAGTCAGTTCAAGAATTAAAACGTGTGGTGTCCGATTTTGCCAAGGCTGTCAGATCCATCAAACTTTAGTGAGGAGGAAAGGGAAATGAGTAAGAAGTATATCAAGACAGAAACAGGTGTTTTGGTTTTGGCGACTCCTGAGCAGATTGCAGACGAGTCGCTGGAGAAGTTTGAGGTGGAGGACCGTCCCCCCGTTCAGGATGACCCGATCAAAGAGCTGACCGGAATCATCCGTGAGATGTCGGGTGGGCTTAACTCCATCAAGGAGAAAGTGGATCAGCAAGAGGCAGCTATTGCTGCCTACAAAGCGGCGGTGGATCGGGGTATTTTTCCTCCCAATCCTAACGCAGGGCCTACCAGGGAGTCTGCGTCTCTTGAGCTGAAGGAGATCATGGGGCATTACGAACTTGCCTTCCAGGGCAAGGAACTGATGTCCAAGACTGTCCACCCCAATCATCAGATTGATGAAAAGACGCGGGTGGAATTGGCCAAGTTTTACGCTTTGTTCCTTCGCCATACTCTGTTCCAGGATTGGAGAGCGAAAGACCAGTTCTGGAAGTATTTTGGCCCGCAGATCAAAACCCCTATCGGTGATTCGGGAAATGCTTTCCCCCTCCCGGACATCGTGGATTCGGAAATCCTCGCGTTTGCCCGTGAGGTTTCCGTGGTTCTCCAGTATGCTCGTATCTGGCCTATGTCTTCCGACAAGCAGTCTTTCCCGTCTGAGACAGCGGCTGCTTCGGTTGCCTGGGGTAATACCACTGGCGAATCTGAACCCGGTGTGACCGAAGTTGAGCTGGACGCCAATGAGCTTTCGGCGTACAGCGTTGTAAAGAACGCTACCTTGATGGATGCGCGTTCTGACATCGTGTCGTGGTTGACTGCCTGCCTTGCGGAAGCGGCTGGGCAGGAACTCGACAACCAGGCGTTTAACGGAACAGGCTCTCCGTTCTTTGGTATTCTCGGAGCTACGGGAGCAGGATTCTCCGTTATCCTGGGCGGGTCAACCTTCTCCGATTTGACAGCAACCGACCTGTCGGAGATGATCGGTAAGTTGGATGGTCTGCGGAAGCAGGGGGCGCGGTTCTGGACGCATGGTCAAACCCTCCATCTGGTCCGTAGTCTGAAAGACAGCCAGCTCCGCCCAATCTTCGTGGATACGGTGGGATCTCCCGTTTCTGGAACCATTTGGGGATACCCGTACTCCGAAGTCATCAAGATGCCGTCTACTACGGGGGCCAACACAGCGTTCCTTGCCTTTGGGAACCTGCGGTACTTGGGCATCGGGCGTAGGCTTGAAGTTTCCACCTTGTCTGCAGACCCCTACGGCCTGTGGACCACCAATCGTATGCGGTATAAGTTGTACCAGCGGTGGGGTATGAAGGTGGGGCTGCCTGGTGGATTCGTTCGTGCACTGACCTCTTCGTAGTAAGCAGTTCAGTAATTGAATATAGGGGGTGGGAATTTTTCCACCCCCTTACGGCAGGAGGGCGTTTCTCTACGGGGGGTAACACATTCAGATTTTCTCCGTTACTGGATGTGGGGCTGGTCAAACAAAGATTCGGGTGCCCTCCGCGAATCTGATCAGCCCTCCCCCACCCCTATATTGGAGGTACTGAGATGATTCAAGATTTTTATAGGAGAGTTATGTATTTTTGTAATGATTGTAAAAGAGTTTTTGCCCGCACTTCTGGGTATCACGTATCAAAATGTCCAAATTGTCGTGGGGAAAATTTTGAGGAATTGATTAAAAATAAAGCAGAGGTAGTACAAAAGTGAACCAAATAAAAATTGTCAGTGATGGAAAAAGTAGGGGCACTAAAGTAATAGATTCGGAAACAGGGGAGGAGATTCCTTTTGTAACAGCATTGGCTATAACAGTAGAGGTTGGGGGATTGGTAACGGCTTATCTGAAATTGGTTAATGTCGAGTTAGATATAGTAGCAAATTTGTCAGAAAAAGAATTTTCACAACTAACGGAGGGAGGATTCGTAAAATGAGGGCGAAATTTAAGTGTGAGAATTGTTTAGCAGAAACACTGATTAGAGGGGAAGGTAAGATAACTTTGGTTTGTCAATCTTGCGGATGTGGGGACATCAAATTTGATAGTGATGTCACTTTGGCTCGTGTTTCTGTTAAAGATCCTGGAATTGTATTTAATCCCATCCAAGTAAAAAAAGGAGAAAGTTTTCTGGGATACCATCCATCAGGGGGTTTATGGATTTTATCTTTTCCTGTTCCTGAAGTTATTCCAGAGGAACCTCTCAAAATAAGGAGAAAGGGAAAGATTTAATGAAAGAATTTGTAGTAAGTTGCGATGGTTGCGGGAACCAAATTACTTTTAAGTACCCGACTAGAGCGACTTTGGCTTGTTCTTCCTGTGGGGGAAGAGTTGGACATATTTCTTTTCCAGAAGGAGAAGAAGATAACGCTATAATTTTAGGATGTTCTAAGTGTACAAATCAATTTCCAGTACGGACAGGAATTTCTGCTCTTCTGCAATGTCCTTTGTTTAAATGTGCTTGGCCAATTTTGGAAACTGTTCGTACTCTAACATTATCAAAACTAATATCATTATCGGAGGAGAAAGAATCTGAAATATTAATCAGCAATCCTCGTATTGCTCCACCTCCTCCAATGAGAGGTCATAAAATTCCTGTAAGAATAACTATTCCTTATTATCATGGCGGACCTCGGATTAAGCGGGCAATAGAAAGTTGGATTTGCTCTGAAGTAGTGTTTGTTTTAACAGATGAAGGAGTTATTCCCCCTGGTTATGGGGTATGTAGTCAATTATTTACGGAGAAGAATGCTAAAGTAGAAGGATTAGGTAAAAAAACCAAACCTTACTTAATAGACGTTCTATCTCAAATGTTGAAAATGTTTCCAAATGAGGAGTATTATGGCTATTTTAATTCAGATGTTATTCTCCCATTGGGAGTTCCTATAAGAAGCCTTCTTCCTAATGATGGTAAAAAGATAGTTTTCCATCATCGTAAGGAATTTGAGGGAGAGCCAGAAACTCCTATAAATAAATTAACTGAAAGATATCAAACATATTGCGGTAAAGATGGATTTATTTGCGACAAGGCAACGGCTATAGAAATTGTAAATGAAGTGGAGGATTTAATTTTAGGTGCTGCTACTTGGGATAACGGATTAGCCGTTTGGGCAATTAAGAGATATGGACTAGATAGAGTAGATTTGCGATATGGAGAAATTTGGCACCAATTACACAAACAAGAGTGGGGATACGACGATAAGGAAACTATATTCAATAGAGATCAATGGAAAAAAATGGGACTGGATGATCCTATCCGAAACGCAGTAGATTGGTATAGAGTATCAACAATGCATTCTGATCCTCCTCTTAGTTTAAAGAAATTAGGCATAATTCAACCGGGTCGAATTGGAGATATAATAATTGTTCTTCCTATAGCAAAATGGTACTACGATTTAGGATATAAAATAGTTTGGCCTGTGCCTTCCGAATATATGAATTTATTTGAATATGTAAATTACGTTTCTGCTATAGATATAGGTCGTGGTTTACAAGGGGCGTATATTAAATCTAAAAATGCTTTGGACAAAGAGGGATTAGATTTTGAAATAGATTTAGGAATAGGATTTGGATTAGATGAGTCTAATTGGAAAAAATCAGGATTATCTTTTGATGAATGGAAATATAAAGAGGCTGGAGTTCCTTTTGAGGAACGATTTAATTTATTTATTCATAGAAAGCATCAAACAGAATTGGATTTAGAGCAAAAACTGAAATTAGAAGAGAGAACGTCTTTCTCTTTAACTCATTCAGTAGGGTCAAAGGGTAGCGTTGCTTTTGGAATACCTGATTCCATAGAAATAAAGCCTATTCAGGGATTTACTGTATTTGATTGGATCGGCCTTATAGAAAGATGTACCCAGATATATTGTGTGGATAGTTGTGTGGCCCATCTAGTCAATCAAATGGGATTGGCTAAGGGACGCCGTCATTTTCGCCCTCTATCCGATTATCATGGGAGGCCCCGAAAGATGGCCATTCCTCAGATAGATTGGAAACAAGAGGAAAAAGAATCCTTTGATCGTTTAGTATTAGACAAATCATCGAGGGGAAACGGGTCTGGTTTTGTTGATAAGGATAGAGAGAAGGAGATACCCCCTATTCATTTTTTCACCATCGTTTTGAATGGTATGCCCTTCATCGAATACCATATAGATGTGTTGAAGGAACTTCCATATAATTGGCATTGGCATATAATCGAAGGGGTAGCTGATTTAAATCATGATACCCAGTGGTCTAAATTGTTAGGAGGTAGGGTAGATTCTATTTTTCATAAGAATGGACTTAGTAATGATGAGACCACTGAATATTTGAATCAATTGGCTAGGATTTTTCCTAACAATGTTTCTCTATATCGAAAAAGAGATGGCAAGTTTTGGGATGGTAAGGTGGAGATGGTGAACGCTCCGATAAATAGTTTACCAGACTATTGTTTACTTTGGGAAATAGATGCTGATGAGTTTTGGGATAAGGAAAATATTTCCAAGATGGTGGAGATGTTTCAAAATAATCCTGAGAAGATGGCAGCTATTGTTCCTTCTCATTTCTTTATAGGACCAAAGAGGTTCGTTACTTCTCAAGATACTTGGGCTACAAAATCGGAGGATAGTTTCAGAGTGTTTAGGTTTTTTAAAGGAATGCATTGGAAAAGGCATGAACCCCCTACTTTAGTGGATAATAATGGGAAGGATTGGGGCAGATGTTACACTATATCTAGAAAAGATATTTTAAAGGCTGGAATATTTTTTCAACA